GGCTGGCATTTAAGTTATTGGGGTTCTCCTGAGGCTATACAATATAAGATTGATAGTTTTGCTCATCAAGAGTTAAATAACGACCAATGGAAGAATGTAGATAGCATTAAGCAACGGATCTTTAAAGGGCAAGATCCGTATGAAAGAGACAGAGAAAGAATCCCCGAGCATCGAGTTATTATGCAACCGATGGATCGTAAGGATTTAGATTCTGATTTAGTGAAATATTTTGGTAAATATGAGGTGATTACATGATTCAGAGTTATTCCCCAACGCAATTGAAAGAAATCAAAGGTAAGTTTGACGAGATCAGTGCATCTTACACTCGTGTTTCTGCTGAGAAAGATTTAGTAAAAGAAATCTTCAACGATCTAAAAGATCAATATGAGCTTCCACCTAAGACTGCTCGTAAGTTAGCTAAGGCATACCATAAACGCAATCTTGCTGAAGTTCGCGCTGAGCATGAGGAATTTGAGGAAGCATACGAAACTGTCTTTGAAAAACAACCGTAAATGACGCTTGATCAAATACCTGTAAATAGAAATGCGGTCATCACCAAATGTGACAATGTGAGATTCGGAGATTTTGGTTGCTCTTGTGGTCAAGAGATTCGAGTAATAGCAAAAGCCCCATTTGGTGGTCCGATCGCCTTTCGTGTAAATAATGATACGTTTGCTTTTAAAATTGAAGAAGCAAAACAAATTGAAGTGGAGTTATTATGATAGATGATGTGAATATCCTTTGGGTAGAAAAATACAGACCAAAGACAATTGATGATTGTGTCCTTCCTGAACGTCTAAAGAAACCTTTTCAGGAATATGTAAACAAAAAAGAAATCCCTAATATGATTCTTGCTGGCACTGCAGGTGTTGGTAAGACTACCGTTGCACGAGCAATGTGTGAGGAAGTCGGCGCTGATTATATTATGATCAACGGATCAGATGAATCAGGTATCGACGTTCTTCGTATGAAAATTAAAGGGTTTGCCTCAGCAGTTTCCTTAACTGGTGGACGCAAGGTTATTATTATCGATGAGGCTGATTATTTAAATCCTAATTCAACTCAGCCAGCTTTCCGTGGAGTTATTGAAGAGTTTTCTGGTAACTGTTCATTTATCTTTACTTGTAATTATAAGAATAGACTTATTGATCCGCTGCATAGTCGTTGTACTGTAATTGACTTTAAATTACAAAACGGCGAAAAGGCAAAGATGGCTTCTGCCTTTATGAAACGGATTGACTTTGTTCTAAAGAATGAAGGCGTTGAATCAGATCCAAAGGTTCTTGCTGAAATAATCATGAAGTATTTTCCTGATTATCGTCGAGTGCTGAACGAACTTCAACGTTATTCTTCTTTCGGCAAGATTGATGTCGGTATTTTATCAGTAGATAAAAACTTTAAAATTAAAGAACTCATTCCCTTTATTAAACAAAAGAACTTCACTGAAGTCCGTAAGTGGGTTGCTAATAACTCGGATAATGATATTAATTTAATTTATCGTGACATCTATGACAACCTTTATGATGTATTAAAATCCGATTCAATTCCTCAAGCTGTTTTATTATTGTCAAAATACCAATATCAGGCAGCATTCTGCGCTGACCATGAAATTAATCTTTTGGCATTTTTAACTGAGTTAATGATAGAGACGTCTGTTTTGGATTAGATTTTATCATTCCTTTAATAAATTATGGAGTTTGATATGAAAAACATAATGATTGAGTGTGAAGTCAATGCCAGACTTATTTAAAGAAATAATCCCCAGTATTCTGCAGACCAAGAAGCCAGTTTATGAGGATGATCCGACAGCCAAAGACTATCAACCTTATATGGTAAATAAGGCTTTGTCTCATCATTTTGACACTATTATGCAGTCAAATAATATGAACATGTCGTATCATTTACATAAAAAAGCTCAATATGATTATCTTATAAATAGTGTTAGAAGTATGAAACGACCATATACACAATGGTATAAATCTTCTAAGATTGATGATTTGGAAGCAGTTAAGTTATTTTTTGGCTATTCTACTAAACATGCAAGAGAAGCTCTAAAGTTACTGACTGAAGAACAAATTGAAATAATAAGAAAAAAAACATTTATAGGTGATTGACATGAGCGTTGAAAATTTAATTGAAGTTTCTCTTGCGGAAAAAGATGATTTTCTAAAAATTAGAGAAACATTAACACGTATCGGCGTTGCAGCAAAGAAAGAAAACGTTCTTTACCAGTCTTGCCACATTCTACATAAGCAAGGCAAATATTACATTGTACACTTTAAAGAACTATTTGCACTAGACGGTAAACCATCTAGCATTAGTGATAATGATATTGAAAGAAGAAATTCAATTATCAATTTATTAGAAGAATGGGGTTTAATTAAAGTTGTAAATCCAGATTCTATTAAAGATAAAAAAGCTCCTCTTTCTCAAATTAAAATTATCGCTTACAAAGATAAGAACGAATGGCAGTTGGTTGCCAAGTACAATATTGGTAAGAAGAAAAAAGAAGTTTAATATTTTATGGCTGTACGGCTCCCATGGCTCGACTATCTTTTGATAGACATTGAGAAAGATAGTTATTTGAAAAAGTTTTATCCTTTCTTCAAAGTTGTAATAGAACAGGCTCGAAACAAACAAATTACAGCAGAACAAGCTGCTGCACAATTACAAGCAATAGTCCCATCTATTCTAAGTGGTACTGATAAAGAACTCTATAGAATTACAAATTTATTGGAAGCCGTTGTTTCATATACTAAAAAAATAGATTGACCTTTACAAAAGTTTAATATATAATATCTGTAAGTGCTCAAAAGAGGCTTACATATTATTAACTTGCTTTAAAAGGAGTCAATTATGACACATTTAAATTTACACCCAGATGTCGCTAAGATTTGGAACTCATTCGATGTAAATCGTTTAGCTCCATCAACTGTTGGTTTCGATCGCGTGTTCGAAGTTCTCGACCACGTGGCTGATGCAGTGGGCAACCACACCAACACCTTCCCACCAGTAAACGTAGTTCGTGTTGAAGATTTCAAATACAACATCGAATTAGCAGTCGCTGGTTATAAAATGGAAGAAATCGAAATCACAGCAGCAAAGAACTCTCTAAAGATTGAGGGTAAGAAAGCAGAGAAAGATGAACGCACATATCTTGTCAAAGGTATTGCTGGTCGTTCATTCACTCGCAGCTTTGTTCTAGCTGACACTGTGGTTGTTCGCGACGCAGTTCTAGCAGATGGCATTCTTTCTATCTCATTAGAAAATGTTATTCCTGAAGAACAAAAACCACACAAAGTGGAAATCACTGTACCAAAGGCTTCTAAGAAGTAATTTGTGAAAGAAAAGTTTATATTATTTTACTTTGATGTAGCAAAGAGAGTTGCAGAACTCTCTCATGCCAAAAGGCTAAAAGTGGGTGCGGTGATTGTTAAGGATCACCGCATCCTTTCTTACGGATACAACGGCACACCTGCTGGCTTTGATAATTGTTGTGAAGTAGAAAACGTCACAAAGCCAGAAGTAATCCATGCCGAAATGAACGCCATTGCTAAAATTTCATATCATGGCGATTCATGTAAAGATGCAACAATGTTTCTAACTCATTCCCCTTGCGTAGAATGTGCGAAAATAATTCTACAGAGTGGCATATCTAATGTTTATTATTTGGAAGACTATAGATCAACAGCTGGTGTTGACTTATTAAAGTCTAGCAATTCTGATATTATGGTGTTAAAATATGAAAAAAATCCTCTTCTATAGTCATCAATTAAACTATCGTGGAACTACTAATTCTATGGTAGACTATGCTGAATATAATGAATCTATTTTAGGCAATCAAAGTACGATTATATACAACGCTGATTTTAATGAAGATGGATTGGATATTCTTTCTCAGCAAAAAGTAATTGATGAATTAAAAAAGCGTTTTGAGGTCATACCATATCACGCTGGTCCAGAAGACGATTTTAATGAGCTGCAAAATATTGCATCCAAATATGATGTGTTCTATTTTCAAAAAGCTGGTTGCATAGAAGAACCAGAAATAACAACTACCCAAACTGCTAATCATGTAGTCTTTCAATATTGTCAACCGCATGGCGATCGTTATGCGTTTATTTCTGAATGGCTTTCTGTTAATAATAGTTTTATTAATAAAGTTTATGATATTCCATTTGTTCCATATGTAGTTGATCTGCCTCCAGCAAATAAAGATCTTAGAAAAGAACTTGGAATATCAAAAGACAAATATGTTTTCGGAAGACATGGTGGTGTGTTCACTTTTGATAAAAGATTTGTCTGGGATACTATTGCGCATATTGTAAATACTAGAGATGATATTGTATTTTTAATGGCTAATACTGACCCGATTTACAGACATCCTAATATAATTTACTTGCCTCCATTTTTTGGCAATCAAGAGAAGTCTAACTTTATTGATGCCTGCGACGCCATGATTCATGGTCGTAACTTGGGTGAATCGTTTGGTGGAGCGATATGTGAATTTTTATTCCATAACAAACCTGTATTGGCATGGGAAGGTGGGTTTGATCGCAACCACATTTTATTGTTAGAGAAACATAATTTATTATATAATGAGAGTAACATTTTAAATAAAATGATACATTTAAGAGAATATGCTAAAGGTAAAAACTTTAAACAAATAGTTGAACCTTTTAGTCCTGAAAATGTTATGAAGAAATTTGATGAGGTGTTTATAAAATGAAAG